ATCCCGGCCTCGGGTTGCGTTCTTGGCGGTTATCGCCACTGTCAGCTTTACCAGGTCCGTTCGGTGTGTCGCCCGATTGCTCGCTCATGTGCGCATTGGCGCTGCCGCCGTGCGGCGGCTGCATCATCTGCTCGGGCGGCGTCTGCAGCACGATGAGGCTCGGGTCCCAGCCGAAATCTCGCGCGATGTCGCGCAGGATCGGCGGCCGGTTCACCATCTGGTCCGGCGCCATGACGGTGTAGGCCGCAATCTTCTGCTGCCGGTCGCGCGCCACATCGTTCCGCAATTGCGAATCCGGCTTGATGTCGTAGGCGTAGCAGCCGGCGCCCAGCTTCTTGTTCCACTGCTCCAGCTTCTTCGTGCCGTCCTCGCCGACGACGGTGACGTACCGCTCGCCCGTGGCGTAGCGGAAGATGAGCGTATCGACGGCGCGCACGATCGCGAGGTAGAACTCGATGACGCGCGCCTGTTCTTTCTCCTGGCGGCCTTCGCTTCCCGCCGTGCTGGTCTTGATCTCGGTGGCCGATCGCACGGTGTCGGGGTTGCCGCCTGCGGCGGTTTCGTTGATCCCGAGCGTCTCGTTCTGCACGGACTTGAGCGAATCGGCCGTGCGCCAGTCGTCGTTGGTCTGGTGGACCTGGGCCGTGGTGTAGAACACCTTGTCGGCGCCCTGCGCGAGCGCGCCGGATTTCAGACCGATGAACTCGCCGACTTCGCCGCTTTTGATCTTTTTCAGGTCCTCGGCGTCGATCGCGTCCGTGTCGTAGAAGTATTTGCCGATGGCGGCGTCGCGCGTCTTGATGTTCTGCTGCAGATGCACGTCGAGGTTCTTCGCCACTGAATTGGTGAAGGCGGCATCGGCAATCGCGAAGGGGGAGTCGAGAAAATCGCGCAGCGACCCGACTTTGATCGGAAAGCCGACCAGGCTGTCGTAGGTGAGCTTGCCTTGGTCGTCGAAGGTCTGATCGACGGATTTGCGCGACACGACCGTGCGTTCTTTTACCGATTCGAGCAGGACGAGCTGATAGATCGCATCCGGGTGATCTTCGTCGGTGAAATACGTGCCTTTGTAGAATAACTCGTACACGGCGACCAGATCCTTGAGCGTGACGGTCGACGCGCTGCGATCGGCCTCGTCCTTGAAAATCCGGTCGTCTTCTTCGGCTCCGGCGCCGAGGTCTTCTTCGCTGAGCCCGTACAGCCGCATCGCCTGGCGTTTGGGGAGGAAGTTCTTCCACCCGATCCATCGCGAGCGCTTTTCAACGTGCGGGCTGTGCAGTTGTTCGTCGAGGAGCAGTTTCTTGCTGCTCATTTTCTCGGCGTACCACTGCTCGTAGATGATGATGGGCACGGCCTCGGTTTTCGGGAGCCCAGTCATCGGATCGGTCGCTTGCACCTGCGGCGGTGGCGCTTGTGGCGCGAGCCCGAGCATCCCAGGCGCGGGGGGTGGCTGGATGAAATTCGGGTCGGGCTGCATCACGGGTTTCTGCACCGTGCGCGAGACCGAGCGGTAGCCGACTTTCACGGCGGCGAGACCCGAGTGGCCCTGCATATCGAAGAGGCATTCGTCGATGAGCCGCACGGCGTCGATTTCCTCGGGGCTCATGAAGTAGTTGATGACGGCCTGGCGTACGGGCACCGCATCGGAGGCGGTGAGGGAAATTTGCTGTCCGGTCATCGGATCGATCTGGATGGTCTGATCGAGCGCCGGGCCTTTGGGCGACATGATCACTTTGGGCGAGCGCACGAAGAGCTGCCCGGTTTTTGTGTGGATGTTGCGGAAGTGGGAGTTCGCCTTGACGTCTTCGGCGCCCGCGCCGTCACTGACGACCGGGACGTACTCCTTGATGAGCGCGTCCCATTTGTTCTCGCGCTGCTCGATGCGCGCCTCGGACGCTTTGATGCGCGCCCACCAGTCGCTGATCTCCTGGGGTGTGAGCGGGACCGTGTTCAGCGATTTCTGGAGGTCGGCCGCTGGATCTTGCTCCCCGCCGAAGGGAGCCGCCGCCTCGCCGGGCGCAAACGCCATAGGCACACACCCTCAGCAAAACCGAGTCGCTGGTTGGGTGTGTTGTGTTTTTAGACTGACGCTGATTCGACCGTCTCGCCGAATGGGAGCGCTTCCTGCGCGAGTCGCCCCGCCGCGATCTCACAATAGCGTTCCTCGATGTCGATACCGATCCCACGCACGCCGGCATCCTTCGCGGCCCTGAGCGTCGTGCCGGAGCCGAGAAATGGGTCGCAGACCGATCGCGCGCCTGTCGCGGCGAGGCACCGCGCCGGCAACGAGAGCGGAAACGGAGCCGGATGACCTGTCTCGGCGTGCTCCATCCCGAGCCGCCAGACGTCACCCATCCCACTCGCGGCGTGGTCCACCAACATAAACGACTCGTGCGCGAACAAGAGAATCCATTCCTGTCGTGTGCAGAAGTGCCGCTTATTGACATCGATCCCGGTGCCGCGATCCCAAACAATGATCTGGCGTAGCGGACACGGGAACTCAAGACCAAGCGGCAACCGCACGCGCCCGTGTTCAACGCGCGGGCGGTGGTTCAAGAAGACGCCAACGCGAGTGGCCGCCCACATCAAGGCTAGTCGTTCGCGGAGCCAGTCGTCGTACTCATCCTGCGGCCGAGCGTCCGTCGTCTGCTCGCCGTACCCGTCGCGAAAACGGCCGCCCTTATTATTGGCTCCTGGCCGATACATCCCTCGTCCACCGCCGCCTGGGACGAGCCCCATGTTGTAGGGAGGCGACGTGACCACGAGATCCACAGAGAGAGTCGGTAGAATCTCCCGGCAATCCCCGTGGTAAATCGTCAGGCCACCGTGATCGTAATAGGGCTTCATCGAAGCCTCCCGAACGGGCGAATCTTGCTCGTGTTCTGCGCCGCGATCATCGCCGCGATGTTATCGGGAATCGACGGAGCAGGACGATAGACGTACTTCGTCGGAGAGGGTCGACCCATAACCCCGTAGCGGTCGGCGTCGGCCGCATGATCTTCGCCGGCCGTGTCGCAATCGTCGGGGTCGTTCTTGTCATGGACGAGCGTGGGGACGGTCCGGATCGCATACGTGCAGTCTGGATGATACATCAACCAAGCGCCGCCTTCGGGGTGACGTTGCAGCCAATGCCGGAAGCGGCCCCAGCCCTGCACGCGGTCGTTATCGGCCCTGAGCATCCGCACGCCGTTGCGGCGGAAGGTTTCCTCGTAGGATTCGCCCGAGTGCCCGTCCTTCGCCCACATCGAGGGGTCGCCGATCGTTTTATTCCAGCGGGTGTGCGTTTCTTTCAGGATGCCCCGCGTGACCTCAGCAATCCGGGCCGCCACTTTCGCCGCGACCATCAATTGTCGGCCTTCGCCGTTGAAGACCCATTCGGCGAAGACGTAGAGGCGTCCGTTGGGAAAAGCCGCGACCCAATGGCAGACACCTGGATTCGGCGAGTATCCCCAGTCCAGCCAGCACTCGATCTTGCAGCCAAAGGGGATGTTGAGTACGCCAACATGTAAATCCTTGGACCATTCTGGGAAAAACTGCCCTGTAACCGCGTCCCAGTTGCCGTCGAGGAGCTGCTTTCTTCGCTGAGGAGAATACGCATACAGCCGGTCCTCGTATGTGGTATAAGAGCCGTCCTCATCCATGAGGTACGGGTTGTCGTACAGCTTCGCCGGAATATACAGGTAATGGTCGGGTTTGTAGCGCGGGTTTTCGTGCTTCGGGACGGTTTTGTCGAGGAACATCTGACGAATCCAACTCGGGCCTGGATTGGTCGTGCCAATGAGCCGGGCCGCCACCTGCCCGTAGTCTCCGTGCTTGACGGAGCGGAGGCGGCCCGCGACACCGACGATTTGCTGCTTCTCGAAGGTGGCCAATTCGTCGGGCCGGAACTCGTCGTACTCGGGACCGAGATATTTCTCTTCATCGCCGACGTTCTGGCAATGACCAAACGTCAGCAGGCCACGCGTGAGCGGGAACCGCAGTTCGTGCTCGCTGGGCACGAGATCCATGACCGTGTCCTGAAAGAACTCGTTGATCGCCGCGCAGTCCTTCAGGGCTGGGTTGGTATGGTTGCGTTTCAGTTCCTCGTGGGTCCGGCGCATGAGGATGCTGTTGTAATCCGGAATCGCCAGGAGGTGCCGGTACGCGTCAAACCGCGTGCTGTGCGATTTGCTGCCCCCGACCGCACCGCCGTAGCAGAGGTTTGGGACTTTGGATGAGTGCATCGGCACGGCGGCCGGCACGGGCATGTAAAAGTACGTGTAGGGCTCGGCCTTGTGACGCTGGAGCCCGAGGCCGTACTTATAGCGGTCGACGTCGAGGTACTGGTTGATGGCGGGCGTGGTCCAGTCGGCGTGCTGAGACAGCCAACTGAACCAGAGCGCGCGGTCCCACTTGGGGACCGGCGGCCAGGCGCCGCCGTCGGGGGCGTGGAAGTGAACCGGTTCCCGTTCCTCGACCTCGTCGAGTTGATCGTCGAGAAACTGCGGAATGATCACCGCACGCCGATCCGCGTGGGGAGATTCAGGACGAAGAAGATCAGCGCGACGAAGACACACAGACCGAGCAAGGCCATGAGATCCACGTATCAGCTCCTTCTTAATCCTCGGCGTCAATCCGCCCGCAGCGCGAGCAGATGACCAGGGACCGGCCGATGAACGACCCCACGCGGTTCCACCGATGACCCACCAGCCAACAGGGTAGCGTCACGTGTAGTTCTCGCCCGCCCCGCGCAGCATCTTCATGAGCTGGCTGTAGACTTCGTTGTCAACGAGAGGGCGCCCTGAATTGGGGTTGCTGGTGAGGGCGGGGTCGTGCTTGGCGGGGCCTGGCTTCTGCGTGTTCTCGCCTTGCGGGCCGCGGGAGGGCTGGTAGCTGGTTGTCTGCTGCATACTGCTGCCTCCAGACGCTGCACCGCCGACAGCGGCACCACGAGTTCCGGCTCGACCGCGCTTTCGACCGGCTGCTCCTCGATGACCTCGCCTGTCGTAATCTGCGCCGCCACTTTCACGCCGCCCAGGTCCCCTGGATTGATGCTGGTCAGAAACTGGGCCTTCATCGGTCCCGGAGCGTTCTTAACTGCTGGCGCCAGCACTCCAATATTAGGGCGGGATAAGATGTCGACCGCTTCTTCGACGTTGGCCTCGGCGACGATGCGCTGCGCGAGCTTGAGCGCCTGGCTCTTGAGGTAGTACTTGGCGAGGCCGGCGGTCGGGAAGAACTCGGCCCGCGTTTCGGCGACCTCTTTAATGGGCCAGCTAATTTTGGTGGCAATTTCGGCGTCCGTCCGTCCGCGCTCGATGGCCTTGAGGATGTACTCCCGCTCCTCATCCATCATGAACGGGTATTTGCTGAAGCCCTTCCTCACCGCCACGACCGATCAGGCACGCGCCGCACGTCGATGCGCTGGCCGTTGACGATCATGTAGCCGTAGTCGTTGTATGCCCGCGTATCGTACGTGTCGAACACATCCAAACGCGTGACGTCGAGCGTGTCGAGGCGTTCCCACGCCGACTCAGCCACGATCGGCGCCGCCTTGGCCGCGACCGCCAACCCCACCACACGCCTGAACAGGTCACGCCTCGTCATTGCGTCCGTACTCCACCGGCAGCAGCCACACGCCCGTTTTCAACTGCTTCGCCTCTCGCATGGTGTTCTGCAGAAACCAGTACTTCTGAAATGAGCTGTCCCTCGCGTCTTCTATCACGTACGCTTCCCACGCCTGCGCAATCATCTCTCCGGTCGAGAGCACCGGCATCGCCGGCACAGTGATGATGGGCCGCGGCACCCACAAGAGCCGCTCCACGTCCATCGCGGCCTCGGCCACCCCCGCCGCCAACAAGAACTTGAGAAAGCCGCGCCGTGAAATCATGCTGTGTTGGGGGCGGCAGGGGTCCCCTTTTAGTTCCCCTCCCCTCCCTCCGGGGGCGTCCGCGATGTCGCTGCAATTATGTGAGAGTACGTACGTACAAGAGCCATTTTCACTTTCACGCACCTCTCGCACACCGTCAAGGGAATTGTACGATGGCTGACATTCCGGCGTGTTTTGAATTTGTGGTAGGGCTGAACCGAGGAAAATTGTGCGGGCTGATGCCGCCCGCCCCTCGAATGCAAGGCGACACTCGCGCGCATAGGTGTGCCTTCCCTTTGGCTCCTGTAGCAAAAGGCTGGAGTGTAGGGTGTTTTATCAGGGATTACTGATGCTTTCGCTTTTTGGCCTTGAGGTAGTGCCTCTGATAGAGGCGAAGGTAGGCCACATGATCGACACAGTGTCGTACTGAAGCTGGCGCGATCCTACGACCACAGCGAATGCAGCGGTCCTCC